TTGGTTTTAGGTAGTTAAAAAGCTTGTATGTATCATGAGTAGCATTATGATGTATTAATATCTCAGCGCCTTCTGGAATATCCTTAGCTGCTACAACTGTTGCGTTTACTGGTTTAACATAACGCATATTAAAATTATCATAAACTCTTTCAAGCTTAATCTTAGTACCATCTTTAAAAGTATGGCTGTTTTTACTTTCTAAATCAACTTTAATAATAACTCTATTTGACGGAGCGATTAATTTCATATTTAATTAATTTAATTCAAAGGTAGTGATTTTATTAACTTAATCAATTTTTAATTGCATAAAATGTATTATATTTGTATTGCCCAAAAAAAATTCATAACAATAAAAACAATTTAAAAAATGGCAAATCATTTATCAGTTTATGTTTATCGTAGAAATCAATACGATCTAACAAATCCTAACGGTACTCCTGCAACTAGCGGTGTTTTATTTTCTTTACCAACAGCCGACTTACAGGTTCAACCATCTACAGTTGTAGCAAATGGTGTACAGATGAACTCTTTAATTCTCATCTACCCTAGTGGTTTAAATCAACCAGCTGAAAGATTATACAGCAATGCAACTGTTGCTGGATTAATTGCAGCTATTAATGGTGGTGGTATTGCTACAACTACTACTACTACTACAACAGCAGCTCCAACCACAACAACTACTACTGCGGCTCCAACCACAACAACAACAACAGCAGCTTAATCAAAAAAATTAAAAAACAAATAAAAACATTATAAAATGGCACAAATAGTATCAATTACAGCATACCAAAGAAATCAATATGCTTTATTAAACCCTAACGGAACTCCAGCAACTTCTGGTATTGCATACGGATTCCCAGTTGAAGGATTTGTAGCTTATCCAGCTCCTTCTGGATTTGTAGCAAACGGAGTAACTATGAACTCAATAGTTGAAGTAGCTCCAACAGGCTTAAATCAAGTATCTGTTTACTTCTACACAAATGCTACCGTAGCGCAAATTAATGCAGCTGCAAACGCTTAAATAAATTAGGCCCCTATTTTTTAGGGGCTTTTTTATTTTCTTTATATACTGTTTTTAGATTTTTGTAGATTCTTTCTGCATCATCAATAGTTTTGCCTGAACCGGCAGCTAGAACAACAGACAATCTTCTTAATTTTTTGGCGGCTTTGTTATTCATTTATTTTATTTTATCTTCCTTGGCCTCTATATTCTTTAGGCTTAGGAGAGTGTTTATTATAAGTTTTTTTTGCATTTCCTGTCTTTCTTTTACCAAATGTAATTTTTCTAGGATCTGATTTGATTTTCGCCATTTTGCTCTTTTTTAAGGATTAATTGGTACGAATATAAACCATTTTTTTCATATCTTTTATTCAAGGAATGGCCCCCAAACTTTTCTTTCCTAAAATCCCTTAATCCAGCAGATACTGAAGCTTCTGGAATACCGGTAAAATGAGATATTTCTCCAAGAGTCCTATAAACAGAGTCTTTCATTAACTCTTTTAGCTTATAATGGTTATTTGCTAATCTTTGGTAATCCCTTTCTTTTACATAATCAGCACCATCAAATTGTAGTTCTTGTTGCATAATACTATTTTTTATTTTTAAAATAATCTAAGTCAACATCTCCGCCGTCCATCTTATTTGGGCAGACGATAATGTCGGTGTCGTAAAAGTTACGCACGATACCACTGTCGTGTAATACGACTTTCCAAACAGTGTTGACTTCACTTCCGTAATCAATCCATGCGATTGCTTTTCCTTTTCCGAGTGGAGTATGGACATCTATTATATTTTTTAGTTCATGAATATACATTAAAATGGAGCCTCCTCTTGTTTACCTGAAAGCAATTCAAGATTTGATACTCTTGCGTGCAATTGAGCAATAGTTTCATTTGTACTATTATTCAAATAAGTTTTAGCTTCTGGTTTACCTTCCATATAAATCAATGTTCCTTTTTTTAAATAACTTGCAACATTAATTTTTTCTGTCCAATAAGCACAAGAAATCCAAGTTGTTTTATCAACTTCTTGACCATCTTGTTTTTTAAATTTTTCACTGTAAGCCATTGAGAAATTAATCACCGTCTTACCGTTCACATTGTTTACGATTGCATCTTGTCCTAATCTTCCGATTACTGAAATTCTAATCATTGTTTTGTTTTTATAGTTATTAAAATATTACTTCTTCTCCATTTTCATCTTGATAAGGCAACCAAGCCTGACTTGATTCTTTTCGTTTCCAAAAATCATATCCTTTTTTATTCAACATATCTTGTATAAAATCTTTGCCTGCGATAAAAAACCTTCTCCTATCCCATAAATATTCAGCTAAAACAAATCCTTTTCTACCAACACTTTTCTTTTTAATTTTTTTAGAGTGAAACTCTGCCAATGGATTATTTGGATCTGTCTGCGCATATGGTCTGTGATAAACAGTTATGTTATCCATTTTATTATTCCACATTGCGCCATCTGCAACATCAAATACATCTGGGCATTTATAGTTACCTGACCTATCTCTTTCCATTAATTTAGGGTGTGCTACAATCCAAAAATATACATCATTCTTTTTTGCAAATCTTGAAAAATCTGATAGTAATGTTTCAAGATATTTATCAGTTCTGCCACCAAATCCTTTATAATCATTTGTCATTTGGTTAAATGGATCAATACAACAAAAGTCAACCTTTTCTTGAACAATCAACTCAAGAAACTTTTCTTTAATGTACTGCGGAGTAGGAGAAAGCATTTCTGCGCTTATGTAAAAAATATGCTTTGATATGAAATCATAAGCAGCCTCATAAACCTCATTTGATGGTCTATTAGGATTAAATGGAGTACATTCACAACCTAAAATCATCTCAACATAATCATGAAAATATTCTTCGGCCGGCGTATCTTCGGGAGAAAAAGTAGCCACTTTCTCGCCATACATGATTATTCTTGATAAAATTTGAGATTTTTGCCAAGCCGTCTTTCCGTAGTTACCAATACCAGTCAAAAGACTAATTTCACCTCTTTTTGGCTTAAATAAATAATCAAGTTCGGGTACCCCAATACCCATTATCTTCTCAAAACCCTTTTCATTTATTGATAAGGCTCTATCTTTTACATCAATCCCGTACACAACATCCTCAATTCTGTAATTTTCACCATTTTCTTCTGTAAATTCCTTCTTTACATCAATCTCAAAATTGGTTGTTTTATTAACAAGCTTCTCTTTCTGGATAGACGCCGTTCCAAAATTGCCTCTATTTGCCCTATATCCGCTCTTTACGGCACTTTTCATCTCCGACATAGTAAAGTCATTACTTACGGTGTATTCTGCCGAAATAAGGCCTAATGCGGCGTTTTCTTCAATACCGAATCTGCAACATGCTGATGCTAACTTAAAAATATAAGTATTTCTCTCACCAGTAACAAATGCATCGTTTTTGTTTGTAAGCCATTTTAATATCCTACGAAAGTTTTCGGAATCATCTACATTTTGAATTTCTGAAACAATAATTTTCTCAATTTTCTTAGCTTTTGTGAATACTGTTGCGTTTTCATTTATGTAAATATCAGCGTCAAAGCTCTCATAACAAACCCTGCTTACATTAATTCCACTTTTGTCAATCTCTGGGAAAACCTCTTGTAATGACTGAAAATGCTCTCTATGTTTTGAGCGGTCTGCTATCTTAACAAGGGCTTTTAAGCCATTACCAGATGGACTAACCCAACATGAATAAACAAAATCATTTGAAATAATTTCCGTTTGCTTATCCCTTAAATCAGAAATATCATCAAAGTCAAGAACAATAAAACCGCTATGTTCAATAAGTTGATCATCTTTTCTGTCTACACCAAACTTTCCACTGAAACATACGGAAGGTAGATTTAATTTAATTTTATTAGCCTTTTCCTTATCCAGAGTATTCCTGATTTCAGTAACAAGTTCTTTACTTGAACCATTTTTAATTCTTTCTAATGCTTTTTCAATAGTTATAAAATGTGGTTCCTTGCTAAAAATGTTTTTAAAAATAGTAGCTGTCATCGTATTAATTTAAAGTTTTTCCTAATTCCTGTTGTCTTTTCTTGTAAGCTTCAAAATCTCCATTTTTGTAAATCTGCGTTTTTGGTACATCAGAACCAATCAATTCATCATTCCATGAACTATTGTTAAAGAAAGTCTGAGGGTCCTTCCTAAACTTCTTTTCTGGCTGAATCATTTTATACTTCGGGATATATTCAATAATTGAACTTCTATCATCATCTTTTAATGAAGCCCATTTCTTTTTCAATTTTTCCTTATCACCAACTTTCTTGTCATATAAATCCCAAAAAATATCAAACGATATATTTATTTCTTTTATTTCCTTTCCTTTTATTTCTTTCTTTTCCTTTATAGCAGACGTTTCAAAATATTCCGTAGGCATTTCGCAGCCATTATTTTTACAAAATACTGGTCTATAATCAGTTGTATCAGGTCCTTTTGATGAATTACATTTTTTACACAAAGGTTGTAAGTTATCTAATCCATCACTTCCACCTTGATAAATAGGTTTAATATGGTCCTTTACTATATCATCATTACTGCCGCATTTAACACATCTATTAAAAAATAACTTCATTTCTTCCCATTCTTCTTTAGTATGTTTACCCTTTCTTCTAGCTTCTGCAAGTCTTTCACTTCTTTTTACTTGATTATCAGAACTACCCCATTTAGATAATGCGTTAACTCTTGCCTTTGAGCTTTTTTCACTTCTTTCTTGTATTCTGCTTTCAATTGATTTACTGCTAAAAAAATCATCATTAATTATAAATAAATCATAATCATTTAAAATAGACATAACAATATTGATCTCGCAACGTAAATCATAGGCAATTCCTTCGTAATCAAGCATTAACTGGTTTGAGTTATTATATAAATCTTCAACAATTGACCAAAATATCCCATAACCAGTCATTCCATGATTCCTAAGCAATCTTTTAATTTTCTCATCATTTCGGCAATTGTAATCATGAGAAAAATAATATGTATCTTTCGGCATTTGTAAGTCTTAATCGTTTTTAAAATCGGTTTCCATCGCTTTATTTATCTTATCAAGATTTTTATCAGAAAGATTCATAATCTTATGTATAAAAATTGAATAAAGTGTTGGATATGGTATTTCAGTTTTTCTTGAAAGCCAAGCCAGAGTCCTTTCTTCTGCTTCTAAATGAAGTAAAATTTTGTCTTTTACATTTTCTTTTTCCATAAATATTTAATTAAAGCACAAAGTAATAACTAATATTTTTAATTACAAAATTTATTTTTTCATAAATTTATTTTGTTTTCTCATTAATTTAATTAAATTTGCATCAAAATAAATAATATGACACCAAAAGAAAAAGCATTAGAATTAGTTGAAAAGTTTAGAATATTAAAAGAAATTACAGAATTACATGCTAAACAATGTGCTTTAATAGTAATTCAAGAAATACTTAAATCTAACCCAACAAAAATTAATTGCGATAGTAGTGAACTTAATTATGGGTATTATATTGAAGTTAAAAAAGAAATAGAATTACTATGATTGAAAATAGAGAATTAATATATGATTTAGCTAAAAAATTAGACCTGATAATAGAGGTTACAAAAAATGAAGAGTATCTAGGTAAATATAAATTTATAAATAACAAAATACATAAACTAAAAGAAGATGAGAAACTCAACAATAATAGTGAAGAAAAAGAGATGCATTAGATGCGGAAATATTGATTATCATTTTTCAAAAAAGATGTGTAAGCAATGCGCTACTATTGAATCTACGCAAAAAAGAATGGAAGAGTTTGAAGATGATGGAGAAAGTTTTCAAAATTTAGTTTAAGATTTAGATCATGTATTTAGCCAGTACATAAGATGTAAATACGCAGACAAGGAAGGTATGGTAGAGTGTTATACTTCTGGTAAAAAGATGAGATGGCAGGAAATACAATGCGGCCACTTTATTCCTAGGGCAAATCTTGGTACAAGATGGTTGGAGGCAAATTGTAGGCCGCAATCAATGGAAGAAAATTATTTTAAAATGGGTAATTTAGAAGAATTTGAATACAAGCTTGATGCGGAAAACAATGGTGTAGTAGAATATTTGAGAGAATTAGCAAGACAAGTTACTAAGCCTACAAAAGAGGAATTAAAGTCTTTAATTATTGAGTATAGATCAAAGTTGAATCTAATAAAGAAGAAATTTAATTAAATTTATTTTTTTAATTAAATTAATTAAATTAATTTTGTACTCAAATATTAAAAACACATAAAAATGGCAAGAAACATTAGTCCAGATTCGGTATCAAGCAAGGTATCAGAACTGAAAGTAGGAGAAAGTTTACTATTAGAAAACCCATATACATCTGTAATGGTTATGGTTTCTAATCTTAAAAGAAAAGAAGAACACAAAAACAAAGTATTTAAAATTAAAGCAAACGATAAAGAAACAAATGTAACTAGAATAAAATAAGTATTATGCACATACAAACCATTAACTACACCAGAACATTTAATTTAGGTAATTATTCATCAGAAAAAATAGGGGTTGAGTTTGCGTTGAATCCGGGAGAATCAGCAGATAAGGCCCTTGATAATGCAAGACAACTAGTTGAAGAATACCATAAAAAAAGTGTTAAACAGATTGAAGAAGCTGGACTTTATTTTGAACAAGATGAACCAATTGTTGAAAAAATAATCCCAACACAATCAAAAAAGACATTAACAGAAAGAACAAAAGAGTTTATTAATTCTTGCACAACAAAACAGGAGTTAAAAGCTTGGGAACTAATGTGTAAAAACAATTCTGAATTGCTGGAATATTATAATAACAAACTAAACAACCTTTAATTATGAAATGGAATGAAACACTTATTAGATCAAGCTCTGTTGGTTATTTAATGGCTGAGCCGGTAACTAAAGCTGACAAAGAAGCTGGGCTTCTATCTAAAACCGCACAAAAACATTTAATTGAAGTTTATATCGCTGAAAAATATGGCAGAAAGCGAGATATACAAACAAAGCAAATGAAGAAAGGCATTGAAGTTGAAGATGATTCAATTGAGCTTTTAAATAGTTTTTGGGGAGTGGATTATAGTAAAAATGAACATAGATTTACTAATGATTACATATCAGGGCATCCAGATATAATAACCGTTAACCCAAATAAAGTTATTGATATTAAATCAAGCTATGACCTTTGGACATTTTTAGGAAATATACCAGATAAACTTGATAACTTGTATTACTGGCAGCTTCAATCTTATATGTGGCTTACAGGTGCGACTAGTGGACATATTGCATACTGTCTTGTAAATACACCATTCAACATTGTTGAGCAAGAGAAAAGATACTTACTTAATAAGATGAATGTTGTTTCAGAAGAAAGTCCAGAATATGTAAAAGAGTCAATGAAACTTGAGTTTAATATGACTTTTGATGACATTGCAGTTCCTGAAAGAATATTAATATTTAATGTAGAAAGAAATGAAGATGATATTTTAAAGATTCAGCACAAAGTAGAAAAAGCAAGAGAGTTTTTATTTGAACTTGAAAACAAACATCTAAATTTCAATAAATGACCGGAGCTAATATCATAAGCGCAATCCAGAATCTAAAAATGGCCCAAGAGCAATTAGAAGATTTTTGCAGACAGTTTCCTAACTCACAGGGAGAAAGGATATTTAAGAATTATAGTAAAAAGATAGATTGGATTTTTAATGATATTATAACCCACCCTTTTCTTACAACCGAAGTTAGAATTGGAATTAAAAATGAAATACAAAGTGATGTTTTTGCGGTTCCGGCTATTGTTGAAAAGGTAGCTTTGTTAAATCCAGAACAAAGAGAAATTATAGAATCTACATTAGATGCTATGATAGACGGAGAAGAAGTAAAAATTGTTGACATTAACGAAATAAATAAATAAAAATGGCTAAGAAAAAAGAAAAAGAATTGAATTTACCAATTAATGCAGAAGCATTAGATGGATGTGATTTTTGCATGCAATTTGATTATGATGATCCACATGTAATTGGAGCTAGTCAAAACTCAGATGGAGTAATGGAAATAGTATTAAAATCTTACATGGATGTTGGTATAACATTTTTATGCCCAACTACCGGAAAGAAACTAAGATTATTTGCAAGGCCATTATCAGATAAAGGCAGACAGATTTTAGAAATGCAATCAGAACAAGATTAATAAACACAAAAATAACAAACATGAAAAAGCTAATAACAACCACATTTATCATTATTTTTTTAGTAAGCACCGGAATGTCACAAGTATTTGATGGTATTTCAATTTCAGGTGACTTTACAAGTACATTACAAAAGTTTAAATCTAAGGGTTATGTTGTAGAAGAAACATTTCCAGAAGGGGCTATTTTAAGAGGCAAGGTAGCATCTACTAATATTGAAATTTATTTATTTAAAACTCCAAAAACGAATAAAGTTTTTAAGGCAAGCGTTTACCTTCCTAAGAAAGATAATTGGAATGATCTTAAATATCAATTTGACAGTTACCACAATTTATTTCTTGAGAAATACGGTAAAACAACTGATAGATTTCAGTTTTTTTCTAGTCCATATTATGATGGAGATGGCTATGAGATGCAGGCCGTAGAAAAGGAAAAATGTACATATTCATCTTATTGGTCAAATTTAGCCGGAGCTAGTTATTCCGTAGAAATAACAAAATATAGACAGGTAAAAATAACATACGAAAATGATGAGCTATTTATACTAAAAGATAAAGAAGCTTCCGAGATTAAATCACAAGTATTCTAAATAACAAAGGCGGCCTAAAAACCGCCTTATTTATTATCCTCAGAAAGACATTTTACGCATACCCCATCTTCCAATAAGATGTCATGAATTACACAAATATCTTTATCCATTATGATTTCTTATGTGCATTTGCAAATTTACGAGCCGCTTCAACGCTACCAAATCCCCAAGCTTTTAAAGCTAATGCCTTACGAGTAGGTTCACCATTAGGCTTTTTCATAGCTCCTAACATGCCACTAAATCTGGCAGCAAATGAAACCCTTCTAGGATTTACACCAGATTTTACTGGGGCTTTTAAATTTCCACCAGTTTCTGCATTATAAGATGCACGACCTTTTGCGTTTAATCCACCTTCTGGATTTTTACCTTCTTTTCTTTGCCAAGCTCCTGACATAATTATTTTTTTTCTTCT